AAATTTCCGAAATGCTTCGCCAACGGTTATCGTATCGAAATAACCATAGAACTTACCATACCTTCCCAGCTTGAACCGTGCGACAAACAATATGAACTCCGTCAGTTTGATGTAGTGATACTGGCTAACGAACAGTCCAGAGAACTCATTCAAGGCATTTTCATCGGCCCCCTCCTTCGTGGAAGAAGCAAAATCAATGGTCAGTAACTGCGTCTTTACCCACAGAGACGAGGAACCATATCCGTACATCCGTTCAAGGTCTGACAGCGTGGGGGACTTCTCACTGTATGCTTTCTCAATATCGGCAAGAAGTAGCGGTTGGAGTGATGTCGAATATACGGCAGAAGCCTTACTAAAGGTCGGGTATTTCTCCTTGATGGCTGATAGCATTACTTCCCTGTTCGATGGCTGCATATTCGTCAAGGAGGTTTCTTGCCTTTGCTGCCTTATCAGCATCCCGATTGTTTTGTCTTTGGGCTTGATTTTCTGTTTTTCCATTGTCCTGTTGTTTTTTCTCGATTATCCAAAGATTGGCCCGACTATCCCAACGTTCCACCTTGGCACCGGTAGCAGTTTTCCAACCGAGACCGGAAAAGTGATTGTAGAAAATATCCGCTTGCAGTTCCCAATCGGGAAGTTTATCACGGAAATACTCTTTCACCTCTTCGGCGGTAGGTGGAATGAACTCTACCTTGGGTTTCGGAGGTTTCTTTTTCGGAGGTTGGTCCGGTGGGAATAACTCGCCAGAATTACCCACCTGTTTTTGTTTATGTTTATGTTTTATTATCTCGGCACCTGCGCACCAACCTCGGCACCAACCTCGGTAAATTTTACCAAGGTGTACACTACATTCGGGCTTCCATTCTTCGTTTTGAAGTCAATCAATCCTACTTGTTTTAATCTATTCCGAGCATTTGACAAAGTCTTTAGAGAGGCTATGCTAAGGTCTGCAAGAACTTTACCATTGTTACGGTTAAACGTATTCGCCCACCTACAGAGGTTGTTAGTTTCTAACAGGTAGAAATACAAAGCGGTTTCTGTGACAGTTAGCGAATATGCGTTATGTTGCAACCAGAAGTTCTTTATTAGCTCAATATAGTTCATAATAGGTAAGAATTGACTTCATTCATAAACTCAGTAAGAGAATGGCATACCACATATTTATTTCGGAATTTTTCAGCCTCTCTCTGCCATCTTATCTGCTCCTCGCTTTGTTTCCCTTTCGGTCTCTTCATTTCGATGCAAAGAGCGGAAAATCCTTTCTTAGGTACAAGCAGTATCAAATCGGAAACACCCCTTACACTTCCCTCGTACTTCATTTGTGCTCCAGTCCTGGCATCACGCTTTCCACCGTTGGGAACGGCGAACAACATAAGACTCAAAGACGGGTATTGAATCCGGAACCAAGTCAGACAGCTATGCTGTATCTGACTTTCCGATTGCGGTGTAGTCTGTCTTTTTCTCATAATTTACCTTTGAATAAGTCCATAGCCATATCTACCACATTCTCCTTAACCACATCGTCCGTTCCGGTGACACCGTTAGCTATGCCTTTCTTCCGTTGGATAACACCATACATGTATTCATCAATGGTATTCCTGCCAAGGAAATAGTAACAGTTGACGTTATTCTTCTGCCCATTACGGTGTGCCCTATCTTCCGCCTGCTCACAGTCAGAAAAAGTCCATGGGAACTCGATGAAGGCTACACGGCTGGAAGCAGTCAAGGTGAGCCCGGTACCGCCCGATTTGTAGTTAAGGATAATCAACGTACAATCCGGATTGTTCTGGAAAGCATCCACAGCCATCTGCTTCTGGGCAGCATTATCCTCGCCGGTAACAGTCACTGCTTTCGGAAACATATTCTTCAGCTCCATTACCACTTCTTTCAGGTAGGCAAAGACAATCAGCTTTTCCCCACCGTCTATCACGTCATGTATGAATTCGGCAGCCGCCTTGATTTTTCCACGCGCAGAAATGGCTTTCAATATTCCCATGCGGACCATCACCTCGCCCCTCATGGACTTGGCTATCTTCTCATCATCCGCATTCTTGTAGACACGCAGATATTGTATGAGGTCGTTTTCCGCTTTTTCATACTCAAGCCGTGTGGTGATATCCATCTCAATATACTGCCTCGTCTTGTCCGGAAGCTGGGTCAATACCTTGGCTTTTTCACGCCGGAAGAAGCAGGTATTCCAAAGGCGCCAGTTCAGTTCTTTCAGATTGGAGGCTTTCTTCGGCCCATTACAGAAACGTTCGGTGAAGGTCCTATACCCTCCGAAATCCTCCAACCGTCCCATTATCTTAAGTTGCTGTATAAGGTCAGTATTATCGTTTACTACCGGTGTTCCCGTCAGTTCAAGAATGAAATCCTTGCCCTTACAGATGCCCTCAACAAACTTACTCTGTTGGGTCTTGGTAGACTTGCACTTATGCGACTCGTCAATGATTACAGACTTGAAAAGGGTTATACGTGGGTCAAAGGTGATTGATTTCAGCGTAAACCGCGTATCATTCTTCACATCCAATACAAAGAACTTTTTCAGGCTCTCGTAGTTAGTGATGAAGATGTCACAACACTTGGTTTCAATGAAGCGCTGCCAAGTATTTTTGTTCTTATCATCAAGGATTAGCGCCTGCTTTCCAGCAAATTTCTTGAACTCACGCTGCCAATTTATTTTAAGTGCTGCCGGACATACAACAAGGCACGGATAGGATTTTGCAATCGTCACCGTGCCTATTGCCTGCAAGGTCTTACCGAGTCCCGGCTGGTCACCGAAGATACACCGTTTATGGGCCAGAGCATAGGCTATGCCCTCCTTCTGGTAATCGTACGGTTCAAGTAGCAATCCGTGGGAAACGGTCAGCTGCGGCATCGGAGCAATGTCAAAGCTTATATCAGCCTTTCTTTGCTCCGACCGTTGTACGGAACCGCAGAATCCCTGCTGTACCGCCCATTTCGCCATTGTATCAACATACCATTCATCAGCCAAGTCAACCCACCACGCCTTTTCATTGAAAAGATATGCTTTCTTTGCGTTAGCCTTGACTGATGGAATATTGTTCACGCATTTAACCAACATCGGATGATACATGAATGCTGAATTCAACTTGCAAATGCAACAGAATTCTGATTAATAATTTGTTTAAATTTTTCGTTTGGCGTGAGGTATCCAAGT